TAAAATAGCAAAAGAAAACCAATACGATAAAAGACCATTTTTAGGGTTGCCTGCATGGTTTAAAGGGTTTAAATTATCTAAATAATATTGTATATAATAATATGGCGGGAGATTCCACCACACCATCTCCTGCCTTATTATTAATAAAACACGACTATGCTACAAAAATTAAAATTTCAACCTGGTTATAATAAACAAGTTACAGCAACTGGCGGTGAAGGCCAATGGGTTAGTGGTGATTATGTAAGATTTAGATATGGTTCACCTGAAAAAATAGGTGGTTGGGCTCAATTAGGAGATAACACTCTTACAGGTAGAAACACAGCACTTCATCATTTTGTTAATGCATCTGGTATTAAATATGCTGCATTAGGAACAAACAGAATGTTATATGTATATTCTGGAGGAGCTTTTTATGACATAACTCCTCTTAAAAGCACAACAACCTTAAGCAATGCTTTTTCAACAACTAATGGTGATGCAACAGTTACTATAACTTTTTCATCTGATCACAATATTACTAAAGGTGATGTTATTTTATTAGATAGTTTTTCATCTATTACTAATTCTAATTTTGCTGCTAGTGATTTTAATGATAAAAATTTTATGGTTGCAACTGTTCCAAGTTCAACAACTATTACAATTGAAATGCCATCTAACGAATCAGGATCAGGTGCTTCAACATCAGGTGGAATAAGAGTTAAACATTATTATTCAGTTGGTCCTGCGGTTGAAGAATCAGCTGCTGGTTGGGGTTTAGGTTTATGGGATGGTACTGTAACTGGAGAAGTTTTTAATACTTTAGATGGAGCGTTAACTTCAGGTTCATCAAGTATTGTTTTAGATGACTCAACAGGATTTCCTGCATCAGGAACAGTTTTAATAAACGATGAAAGAATTGCTTATACATCTAATACAACTGGTACAGGAACTTTATCTGGTTTATCAAGAGGATCAGACAATACGACAGCTGCATCACACTCTGATGGAGCAACAGTAACTGATGCCTCTGAATATACAAAATGGGGTGCATCACAAACAGGAGATATTATAACTGCTCCTGGTTTATGGTCTTTAGATAATTATGGAAATAAATTAATTGCAACAATAGTTGATGGTGCATCTTTTTCATGGGACTCAGATGCATCTGGTGCAACTTCAACTAGAGCAACAATTATTGCTAATGCGCCAACAGCGGCTATACAAACTTTAGTATCTACACCAGATCGTCACTTAGTGTTTTTTGGAACAGAAACAACTATTGGAAATACAGCAACACAAGACGATATGTTTATTAGATTCTCGGATCAAGAATCAATTGATGCTACAACATCATATGCACCTAGTGCAATCAATACCGCTGGCACACAAAGACTGGCTGACGGAACACGGATCGTTTCAGCTATAAGAGGTCGTGATGCAATTTATGTTTGGACTGATACATCTTTATTTATTATGAGATTTGTTGGTGCACCTTTTACTTTTTCATTTCAACAAGTTGGAACTAACTGTGGATTGATTGGTAAAAACGCAGCCGTAGAAGTTGATGGTTCTGCTTATTGGATGTCAGAAAATGGTTTTTTTAGATACACTGGTAAATTAGAATCCTTAGCGTGTTTAGTTGAAGACTATGTTTATGATGATATTAACACAGTTCCTAAAAATCATATCTATGCAGGATTAAATAATTTGTTTGGTGAAGTTACATGGTTTTATCCAGGAAGTGGTGCTGCATCTAATAATAGATCAGTTACTTACAATTATATGGATTCAACACCAGAGCGACCGGTATGGACTACAAGTTCACTTGCTAGATCATCTTGGTTTGATTCTTCTATATTTGGTAAACCACACGCAACTGAATATGACTCAAGCGCTACAAGTGATGCAACAGTTGGAAATACAGATGGTGTTACAACTTACTTTGAACACGAAACAGGACAAGATCAAATTAAAGGAGGAGCAAGAACTTCTATTGCAGCAAATATTCAATCAGGAGATTTTGATTTAGATCAAAGAGGATTACAAGGTGATGGTGAATTTATGATGAAAATTAGAAGAGTGCTACCTGATTTTTTAACTCAAACAGGTGATGCAAGAATTACATTAAATTTAAAAAATTATCCAACAGACGCAGAAGCAAGTTCATCTTTAGGACCTTTTACAACAACCACATCTACAACTAAAATAGACACTAGAGCACGTGCAAGAGCCATAGCTTTAAAAATAGACAATACTAGTATTAGACAACATTGGAAACTTGGAACTTTTAGATTAGATATACAACCAGATGGAAGAAGATAATGGCCAGAATAGTACAATCATTAACACAACCATTAGAAAAATATGATCAACAAATACAACAATCATTTGTTAGAGATGTAGATAGTATTGTGCAAAAATTAAATACATCTTATCAACAAGATTTAAAAGAAGAGGCGGAAGCAGAAGCTTTCTTTTTTGGATAATGGCTAATACATTTGTAAATAAAAAAAAGGATTTAACAAGTAATAGTGCTACGACACTGTATACTGTGCCATCAGCTACAACAGCTGTTGTTAAATCAATATTAGTATCTGAAGATTCAGGTAATGCTGATACTATAACAGTAACCATAACTGATACAGATGACGCTGTATTTAGTTTATTTAAAACTAAAGCAATATCTGCTAATGCAACAACAGAATTATTATCTGCACCACTTGTGGTTGCGGAAAGTGAAGCAATAAAAGTAACCGCAGCAACGGCTAATAGACTACATGTAGTCTTATCTGCGCTCGAAATTAAGCCTAGAGTAGTTACATCATAGGCTTGATTTACTTGAAAAAAACAAGTATTATTAACAACCCCAGGTTAAAATCCTGCTTTTTAAATTAACACAAAAAATTATATGAAAACAGGATTAGAATCACTAGATACAGGCGCGCCAAATATTACTTATTCAGGTAATCAAGGACCTAAAGCACCAATGAAAATGGCAATGGCTGATCCATTATTAGAAGACGAATATCAAAAGTACGTATTTGAAATGGAAGAACAAGGACTACAACCAATGTCTTTTGAAGAATTTAAACAACAAGCTATGTCAGGCATGGCTGAAGGTGGAGTTGCACAATTAGTTAAACCAGGACCAGGTAGACCAGGTTATAGAGGTGATGCTGCATATGGTGGACCTGATAAAGGAGATGGACCAGCAAGTGGCGGTGGTGATAGAGACGATGTAAGAGAACAACGTTCTGTTGCAACAACACAAGGAATTGCTCCAAAACAAATAGAACCTGCTTATGAAATGGCAGGTGGTCAAAAATTTGCTGTAGGTGATCCAAGAATAGAAAATGTTAAAGATGTTGTAGAACAACCAAAAAGTTTAAATGTAATTGATTTATATAAAAAATATAGTCCTTTAGGACTAATTACTTCTATGTTTAAACCTATAGATAACAAAGAATTTTTTGTACAAAAAGTTGTAGGTGGTAAAAATCCACAAGGTTATGATGAAGACGATTATAAAGAATACATGGCTGCAAGAATGGCTGGTACTATTGATGCTTATGGTAATCCTATTGGTGGTCCTGATGATTCTTCAAGAATTACGAGTCAATATCTAACAAACATGGCAATGGCACCAATTACAACAGGTATAGACACAACCGGCACAACAACGGACACAACAAATTTTGTAAATAGATTTGCACCAGCAACAAATTTTCCATTTGCAAATTATAGAGGCGGTATAGAAGTTGCAGCAAATGGTGGTAGAATAGG